TATTGCTAAAATTGAAGTATTGGAAACAAAAGTCGCTGCATTGGAGGCTGGATAAATGACAGCAAAGATTAAACTAAACGCAGCATCAGGTGGTGGGTCAATAAGTATCCAAGCACCTTCATCTTCTAGTAATAACAGAGTTATATCTTTACCTGATGTTGCAGATGGAACGCTTGTTACAAGCCAAAGTACGCTTGATGCAACAAAACTTTCTGGTAACTTACCAGCATTGAATGGTTCGGCATTAACAAATCTTAGTGCTGGTAAGGTTTTACAAGTAGTGCAGACAGTTCTTGCATCTCAAATAACTGTTAGCTCGAATACTGAAACCGAAATGCTAAATGTAGCTATTACACCATCTGCTACTAGCAGTAAAGTTTTAGTTACTTTAACAAGCGCTCCTGCTGGTGTTGCATCTGGTACTGAATTTAAACTTTTGCTTTATAGAGATTCAACTGAAGTTTATGGTTATGCTTATTACTTTGGTTCTGGTGCTGGTGGCGCTTACACAGCTGGCCCTAATGGTATGTATCTCGACTCTCCAAATACTACATCAGAGATTACTTATAGAGTAAAACTTACAAGACGTTGGGGTAGTGGTAATTGTATCTTTAACCATACTAATGGAGAGGCTAAGACATCATTGACAGCAATGGAGATTGCAGCATGATTTATAATAAAGTTAATGCTTTAGAAAGCCTTGAACCAAATAAAGAATTTGTTTGGAGAGGAACAGATTATTCTGGTTTAGAATGGTTAGATAGTTCTACAAAACCAACAGAATCTGAAATCAATGCAGAAGTTACAAGATTAAATAATGCAGAACCCATGAGATTATTAAGAGTAGAAAGAGATAGATTATTAGCAGCTTGTGATTGGGTTGTTCTTACTGATTCACAATTAAGTACAAGTAAAAAGACAGAATGGAAAACATATCGTCAAAGTTTGCGTGATTTACCATCAAGTGCATCGCCTACACTTGATTCAAATGGTAACTTAGATATGTCATCTGTTACTTTTCCTACTGAACCTAGTTAATTATGTCAGAGATCAAGGTAAATTCGATAAAAGGGGTGGCAGCAAGCTCGGCTGCTATCACGATTTCAAATACTGATGGAACGTGTACCGCCAATATTCCAGATAAATCTAATTATAATCTTCTAATTAATGGTCAATTTGATATATGGCAAAGAGCAACAGATAGTGGTTCTAATACAACCGATGGTTATTTAGCAGCAGACCGATGGAGATTAGCTAGTTCTGGTGCTACTAAACAAGTAACAAGACAATCATTTACTGTTGGTCAAACTGACGTACCAAGCAACCCAAAATATTATTTAAGATATGCTGTTACTATAGGAAATGATAATGTAGCATTACGTCAAAGAATAGAGGGTGTTGATAAAGTACAAGGCTCAGTAACTTTGAGCTTTTGGGCAAAAGGCACTAACCCTGCTGGTGGTCATTTTACTATTACAAACAGGCAAGATTTTGGAACTGGTGGCAGTGCATCAAGTCCTGTTGAAACAGGTGTTGCAGATTTTACAGTAACTTCAAGTTGGGTTAAAAAAACTTTTACATTTACACCACCAAGCATATCTGGAAAAACTTTTGGTACAAACAATAATAGTTATTATGGGCTAGAAGTTTTTAGACAACCAGCAGATGACACAGGAACAGCAGCCTTTACAATAGATATTGCAAATGTAAAACTAGAATATGGTAGCTATGCAACTGATTATCAAAGAATTAATGTAGGTCAGGAGCTTGCTTTATGTCAGAGGTATTATTTTCGTGCCAATCGGGGTGCAGATAGTGGAGAAAGACCTATTGCCTTAGGTGTTTATGAAAATGCTAGTACAGTTACTACAACCTTAAGATTTGCAGACATGAGGACTAATCCAACATTAGATATAACAGATGCTTCTGATGCTTTTATGATTAGACGGCAAGGTGGAAGTGATAACTTTGATACGTTTACATTAAGATATTCCACAGTAAATTCAGCAGAGATCGTTAGTCAATCAGGACAAACTTCTGGTAATTCAGGCATAGGTGGCATGGTCAGATCAAGTGGTGTTACTACTCATCTTTCTTTTTCAGCGGAGCTTTAAACTATGGCTAAATACAAATTACTTGCATATAACGGTGAAACTGTTGCTATTTTGCAAAAAGAAGACCTTCCACCAAACACTTCAAAAAGTTTTCCACTTGACGAAGCAAACACCGACTACCAAGAGTACCTATTGTGGGTTTCTGAGGGAAACACAGCCGAAGCTGCTGATTAATTAACCTTCTCGTTTAATTGCCTTGTCATTATCCCCATAGTGACGTAAAGAGGTGCTAATGCACAGATTCCAGCGAAGGTTATAATAGTGACAGGCATTAATGCTTTTAAAAATGCTTCTTTTATCATGTTTCAAAAAATAGCTAACATTCTTAGTATAGTTTCCTTTGTTTTGGTGTCATCTGTCATCGGTGGAGGGTACTTTGGTTATAAATATGTAACATCAGAACAATTCCAAACCAAAATGATGAATAAAGTTCTTGAAGGAGTTAGTGGAATGATGCCTAAAGTATTAGATAAAGGCTTACCAAAGATGACAGGAGAATCTATGCCAATCCCTAAAAACTTTGGAATCTAATGAACTGTTATTGGTGCAATACAGAATTAATAATTGGTGGTGACATTGATATTGAAGATGGGATGAATGGTTATCCCGAATTTTCAATAATGACTAATCTATCCTGTCCTAAATGTCATGCAGAAGTAGAAGTATTGAAAAAAAGAGATGCTTTTGATTAATGATATTTGGATTTTTAAAGAAATTAGTTAAATATTACATAGATAAGTTAGTAAGCTGGATGCGAATGAAAAGGTTTAATTTAGAGCTTGATAATGACATAAAAAAGTATCACGAAGAATTAAATAAAAAGATAGAAAAGCCAAAAATTGTAGAAAAAGGTAAATTTGGAGAAAAAGGCTGGTCTATTTCTATTGGAGATGTAGAAGATGGAGATTCCTGATATAAGTATTCCTGAGATTTATATTCCAGACGTTCCAGGGCCTTATATTCCTCATTATCTAAGTATTACAACACCACCTGAGATTGATGCCCCTGGTTGTACTTATCAGCATCGAGATATAAAGAATACTGGTAATCGTAATTTGTTATTGGAAGATCCTAATGGAGTGTTTACTACCTGTGATTTTCCATTTCCTAATTTTGTACCGCTTGATTATTCTCCAGAAAACTTAGTAATTGTAGAAGAAGCTCCTATTAATAATCCTACTCCTGATCTTCCTAAGACTGAACAAGCTGAAATACCAAAGATACCAGAAGATAAGCCACCAGTTTTACCTCCCTGTCCTGGTAAATCAAATCAGAGGGTTGGAGACTTTCGTAACGAAAAACGATTGGAACGTGTTATCGGACATGAAAGAGGGGAAGATGGTACTAGATGTATAACTATCTATGAAGACGTTGCGTTTAAAGATCAGTACATTCCAGAGGTTTCTACTATTGTATCTACTGCTGTTATTGGCTTGGTCGCTGCCAGTAGTCCATTACTTCTTAATGCAGTCAAACCTTTAGTTAAGCAAGTAGTCAAAAAGCTGACAAAGAAGAAAGATAAGGTAGAATAATAAAACCCTGTTTATTTTGGCGAAGGATAGGGTGTCTAGGTAGGCAAGTTAATACCCGTACTTGTCTACTGCTTTAATTTATGAGTATGTGGGATAACTTGATTCGGTGGAACAGTAACTACAATATCTTTACAAGTAACAGCACTAGGAGTATTAGGTTTAAAAGTAACACCTAATTTTGCTTGTTTTGCACACATCTCCAAACGATAAAGACTGATCTCCATTTTTGTCTTTTTAATCAATAATTCTTGAGCTTCTATATTTACTGCTGCTGCTTTATGACATAATTTACCACCTTTCCCAAGAGGAATATTGAATTGCATAGAAATACCATAATTTAAGTTATAGTTATCTTTTTCAAATCTTGGAGTTTTGGTTGTATATTTAACTGCTCCTGTTGTTTCATCATAAATTTCCTGATAAGTAAACTCTTCTATAGGTCGATTAAATGACCAAGAATCTGTTAGATAAGGAGTAATCGTCATGCTTGGAGAAGTACAGGTAATTCCCTGCGAATATCTATTTTGTGGCAAACTTGATGGGGTTATCATAGTCGCATTGTTATTAACGACTCCTTGGGCTGTACTGTTGGGAGAAGCTACTGTAGTGTTAGCCAAAACCCTTGCAGGGCAAAGGATTAGAGCTATTGCCCAAATGTAGTTGTAGTTTCTGTTGTAGTGCTTGAATTTATTGTTCTTGTTATTGTCGTTACTGTGTCTAACCCTGGGGTTATTAGAGTTTCTTGAAGAGAGAAAGCTGAACCTGGGGTTGATATTTTCCACCTTGGAACGGCTTCTAAGTTTGGTGAAGTCCAACTAAAATTTACTCCTCCAACTGTTTGTTCGGTAAGAGTTGTAGCTGTAGGGTTGATATATCCGTTAAGATCAGCACTTTCGATATTATGTCCAGAACTTGAGTAACTATATCCAGTTCTGTATTGATGAGATGTAATAGTTTCATTAATTACTGATTCAGAAGAACTTGAAGTTGTGCTAGATCCTGAACGAAACTGTGGAACTACAGGGACAGCAAGTGTCCTTATAGGTAATACTAATAAAACTAACCAGAAAAGTCTAGTCAATTTGTATGCTGACAGTAGTAGATCCAATACAGCTAGTACCTGATCCTCCAGCAGTGCAAGTATGAATTCCAGAGCTAAGACTTGTAAGAGCAAGGTTTCCAGCAGTTCCTCCAGAAATTACTGTTGTTTGTCCACCAAGAACAGGAAGAGTTGCTATTCCAGAGCTAGGAGTGATTGCTGATTGTGTACTATCCCCAGCTTGGTATGACTCTGATAGTGAGAACGCTGATCCAGCATTTGTAACTGTGGTATTTGTAGCCGTTACTGCTGCCAAACCATTACTAACACTTCCTAAATTTAATCCTCCAATTCCATTGGTTACGATACTATCTCCTGATCCTGTAGAAGTCGTGATATTGCTACCACTTATGCTGTAAGTATTAGGAGCAGCATTGGTAATTACATAAGGTGAATCAATGGAAATCTGTGCAGAGGTCACATATTTCGCAGTAATGTCAGCATAAACTGGTGCTGAGAACAAAAATAAGAATGGAAGAAGTCTTTTCATTTTTTTGTGGTTGTTTCTTTGGTAGGAATTTTAGGAGCATTATTGTTCTTTTTCTTACCAACCTGCAAACCGAAACTGGCTAGACTTCCACTAAAAATTGAAGCGATGAAAGTTGGATCGAAGTCCACTATCTTCTTTCCGTCAGCAGGTTCGTAGTAAGAAAGAGTCAGCATACTTGCAGACCAAACTAAAACTGCAATTTTGACAATCGTTTCAACACGATTACCTTCCTTTTCTTCTTGATCTTCCATTTTAAATGTCAGAAGTGGGATTCTTTAGTCATACTAGACATAATTACCTATTTACGCAAATGACCGAAGTACAAGCAGCTTTATTAGGAGCAGGAGCTACCGCATTTGTTATGGTTTTGTCAAACATGAGTAATCGTAGAGAACGTACCATAATAGATATTTACAACAGATTAAACCAGTTATCGCAAGCGGTTAGCAGGTTAGAAGGACAAAACCGATAATGTTTGTTATGTTTGAAATACATAACACAAACAAATGCTGAAAATTTTTAAACCTATTCTTCTTGTTTTTATAAAATCAAAAGCAATGAAAAGGTTAATATTGGATCTATTAAAAGCTTTGGTTAAACAAACAGACAACACCATAGACGATCAAGCCGTAAGTTTTATTGAAGCCAGATTATATCCAGGATCTACCACAAATCTTCAGTAGCCATGGAAGATGACGGGTTTATGAAAATGATTGGTAGTAAACTGCCTCCCGAAACAGAATTGGCAGTGGAAATGAGATGCAGAGAGGTGTGGGCTTGTGAAGATATAGAACAAATAAAAGCCTTCTGCATAGACATGATGAAAAATCATGCAAGGGCTGAAGCTGTACTATCTACTGCAATGATGCGTGTAATAGAACTAGAGTCAAAATTATCAGCCATAAAATTAAGTAAAGTAAAACCAAGAAATCCTGTAAAAAAGTTTTTTCGTATTTTTTAGTCTTTTTCTAATTCATAAATCCTTTTATTTATAGCATCATACCTAACGCAATATTCCTTTACATCTAAATTGTTGAACCAAAACTGATTTTGCAATTCTGCTAGCTGCTGTAAATAATTCTGTATTAAATCTTTGTTATTCATGGTATTTCAATAAATTGCTCTTACTAGCGTGTGTTGTGCGTGTTCACTTGATTTACTATCGTTCCAGAGAATCTGATAATAATAAGTTGATGTACCTTTTCTGTTTTCTTTAAGTAAAACTTCTTTTACCATCCCGTATCTCTTTATAAAATCTTCGGTTCCAGAAAATATAGTTTTTCGTGTAACCCTATCACCAACTTTAAATCGTTGGCCTACTAGATATTTTTGTGTCACTTATTTGCACTGGGTTTACGACCATCAATACGTCTTTGGACCGATTCTCGCCACATCAATTCGTCTTTAGCTTCAGCAATTTTATATTCAGAACTAGGAAATTCACGTTCCAAAGCTTCATAAGCTACCTCTCTAACCCAGGCAGTACCTTTTATACCCTTCTTTTCGGCTGACTTTTCTATAAGTTCAGCCCTATTTGGGTCGATAAGAACCTGATAATAACTTTTGTTTCCGTGTCTTAGAGCCATTTACAATGTTGTTCTTGTACTACTCTACCACCAAAAAGGCAAATCGGCTTTATCAAGTTGCTTTTCCACATACTTTTTTCTGGCATCTCGCCTATTTTTAGACTTACCAGTACGAACTTCTCTGGCT